AACGCGGTCGCTGTGCGGGTGGTCTTTGATGCGGATCGTGCATAGGGCGCGGTTTCCAAGCCCCTGAGCGTCAAGGCTGGCCGACGCTAGGTTGATGCGCGTTGGCGACGTAGACACACCCATAAGCGACGGAATGATATAATCTGCGCCGCTGACGTGCTGCTCGGCAACCTTGCCAGATGAAAAGAACAAACTTAGCGGCGTATCAAGCAGGAAGTTTGCAGTGCTGCGGCATGTCCCGCGCGTGTTGTAGCATTTTGTATCGTTCGTGCCGGTTGCAGCGCATGGAGACACACCAAACACGTGCGCGCAAATAGGCTGCTGGATTTCAACGATCTGGATTGGCTCACGGCCCGGCGTTGTTTCAGTCATAGCCGCGACCCCGCACTGTTAACTGCACGGCCATGAAGTCTTTGACGCCCATCTTGCTTGGGATCGGCACTTCATCTGTTTGGCAATAGCCAACCGCAGCAGATACAGATGGTCGCCACGCAACCCAAAACGGCTCAGACTCAACAGCCTTTTGCATCGTCGGCCAATATGTTTCTATCCAATCTGTGCGCAAATGCTGCCAGTTAAACGACGTGGACAAATAACTCCGCTGTTTTGACCGCCCCACAAACTCGCCTGTCTCCGAGAAGTTAGATCTCAAGATTGTTTGCCTCGCCATATCAATTGGCGCATGTCCGGCATAAATCGCCTGCTGCATCTGCAAAGCCTTGCCAAACTTAATAACGCTTACTTTTGGGGCCGTGCCGTTGGTTATTGATATGCGCCACCGTTGGCGGGTCTGCGGTTCAAATATCACCATGATCGGGCTGTCGTTGGTGATTGCAGTTGCCGCAATTACGCCGGTCCAGCCTGAGCCATTGTAGTATTGGACCTGCAGCGTGTTGCCGTTGGTTCCCATCGTATGCGCGGCGATGCAAAGATAATCACACTCAGCAGTTGACCCGTGGTCATATTCCCACGTTGCTGGAATCGCGCTTGGTTTCCAGAACTCATACGTCAAGCTATTAAGCGGGGCGTTGGCAAAGAAGCCCGTTGCCGTCGTTGATGCCGCTGCAGTGCCACCCGCAAGCCAATTGAGGCTGTGTGCGATCCTTGCATTCGTCAACGGCTCGTCGCTACCCGGCAGCGTGTAACCTGTTTGAAATAGAACCGTCATACGAGCCTCACGATTGCGCCGTCTTCAACGGCTTCATTGATTGAGTTAATTAAACTGATGACCTGATCGCGCCCAAACATATCGCCGCCCTGCAATGATATTGCCACATTCGTCGGCGATCCTGAAGGCGCGGATTGCGTGCTGGATTGCGATGATGACCCGCTTGGGGCTATGCTGCCCGCGCTTCCTCCGCCGCCGCCACCTCCAACGCTCCCCATTCTTAACGCCGCCGATGCAACAGCGATACCAGTTTGCACAGCACCAAACGCTGCAATTCTTGCGGCTGCGGGCGGTCCAGCGATAGGCCCTAATTCAGCAAGCGCGCGGACCGCCGCCGCTGCAGTGTTGGCTTGTATTTCGGAAACACGCTGCGCTGCGTTCAAAACAATGGCGGCTTTGGCCAAAACTTTGTTCTTGCTTCCAAACTGCTCTATCAAACCGATAGCCGCGTCCATTGTGGTTTTTCGTGCCTTCAACTCGTGAGAGTTTGCGCCGTCACGTAACGTCGCAAGCTGGTCTTGATATTGAGCCTCCAAGCGCAACTTGGCCTCGGCATGTCCGCCCAGCGCCTCTAATTCCTGCGCGTTAGCCTCAGATAGCGTTTCAAGCCCCGCCGCGCGCCATTCTTCTAGGACTTCATCTTCGGTCTTGAGGCTTTCCATTAGAGCTTCAATTGCGGGGTCGCGATCCTGCCCGCCGCCGCTTGGGGTTGTTCGTGTGCTGCGGCCTGATGACGCTTGGGCCGCAGCAATAACTTCAGCGGGTGACTGGTATCCTTGTTCGTTTGTAAAGTCGTTGCCAAAGCTGCTTGGGTCCCCACCGCGCCCGCTGTATGTCAAGGATGACTGCTGGCTGACCTTGTTAATTAAAGCTAATGCAGCCGCCATTTCTTCCTTGAGCAAAGTTGCGGCATCAGTTGCAGGGGCAAGGTTTGGCGCAATGTCAGCAACCGCCTCAACTAACTGATCCGCAATTGCGCGCGCGCCGTCTGTTTCGCGCGATAAATCAATCATTTCGGACAGAGCCTTGGAAAACTCAGGCGGCAATTTGCTGGCATCAACGCCGAACTCGCGCATCAAACGGCTCAGTCCTTCAAGCGCGCCTTGTTGCGCCTCAAACCCTTCCGCCGTGTACAATTCTTGTAGTGCTGCCTCTAAAGCGATTGATTCTGTGCGACTTGTGCCAAACGCCTCAGTGATGCGGCCTATTGTGCTTTCAAACCGCCCACCGCTTTCTGACGACGTGATAAATTGCGTAGAAACTTCCTTGAGCATTTCAGCTTGGCCAGCGAATGCCGCCGTGGCTGCTGCAATCTGAATGCCTGCTTGCAATGCCGCAAGCTCTCGCACGCGCTCAGACGCGCCCGCATATTCCTCTGATAGTTCCGACACGCTCATTTTTAAGATGTCTAGCGTGGCTGTCAGCTTGTCCGATAATTCCTCAAGGGCTTCCATGCGTTCTTCTAAGGTAACGCTTGCCGTCCTCATCGCATTCATAGCCAACGCAACCGCAGGAATACCAAGCGCGACACCCACACCAATCGCGGCACCAACCGCACCAAACGCACCGGCAAGCTGCGGCAACTGCTGCGAGAGTGTTGTGCTTACGCGCGTTCCCATTTGCAACTGAACAATAATATCCTGAAGCTGGAATGATGTGTTTTGTATGCGTGATCTAGTTTGGTTAGAAACGCTGCCTAGCCTACCCATTGCGCCGGATGTCCTAGCAACTGCGCCCGCTGCCCCGGCAGATGTACGTGTCACTTGGGCCGTTGCACCGACAAGACGTGCGGCAGAGGCAGCAGCCGCGTCAAACTCCCGATCTACCTTGGCGACTTCCCGCGCATAGTTTTTTTGAGTAATGGAACCTTTAGCAAGCGCCGCGTTTAACGCCGTCATTTTGCGCGCGGCTTCTGTTGTTGCTAGTGCAAGCTCTTTTTCAGACTTGATAACTCGATCAATGCTTATTTCTGCATTGGTTGTATCTGCCGTTATTTTTACTTTTATCTCAGGCAGTGCCATTGTTATTCCTCAAACAGTTCAAGCATTTCATCAACGACGCTTTCGGTCAGCTTGCCCGCAAATCGCCCAGCGCGTGTGGAGTTGTTGAAGTCGTATTCGCAAAACCATTCGGCCATTGTCATTTCCCAGAACTCGCTAGGCTGGACGCCCCATTGCCGCGCGGTCAGATACATAACGTCCCAATTTATGCCCCCAACCTGCGCGGTGCCTAAAGCTACTCGACGTGGGGCTTGGGCTTTTTTCCCTTTTCCACCTTTGGCGCGGGGCTGATCGCGTCAATGCAGTTGATGTAAAGCGACAACGCTTCCTTTTTGGCGTCCATCATTTGCATAAAGATTTCGTCGTCTTCAACTTTAGCGCCGCCAAACGTCATGACCTTAGCCACAAGCCAAGCCATGAAGCCAAACTGAGGCGATCCAGACTGCGCAGCATGGATTAGCTGCATGATGCACACTGGCCCGTCGCCGTCGCCTCGTTCAATGGATCTGATAAGCCGCATGGACGGGGTGAACGTGTATGTCTCCCCGTCCCATTCGATATCGACTTCACGAAATACGCCAGCCATTATGCTACCGTAATCGCGCCGGAGGCAGTCAGTTCGCAAGTGAACGTAACAGGATCAGTGCCTTCTGCGCCGCTTTCCTGATAGCTGGAGATAAAGAACCCGCCCGCCGCCGTGATTTCAGACACACCGCTGACAAAGATTGCCAAGTCGTGCAGTGCGGAACCAGTACCAGCACCAAATGCCAAGTCTTTTAATGTCGTATCTTTCACAACGCCTTCAATAGACATGGAAAGCGATTGCGTGCCAATATCATCAAGCAGCGTTTGCACGCCAAGATCAGCCTTGTCGGTGATGTTAATTGGCTCATTCGACACTGTGAAGCTGTCGGTGCGAGCGCCGGCAATTACTGCCATTCCTGCGCCGCTGTCGTAACGGATTGTTAAAAGTCGGCCTGCTGTTGCTGCCATTGGTCTTACTCCTAGTTAAAAGTCATCATAAACCACACGAAACGTCATTGCTGTGTGGATTGTTTTGCCGTCTGGATCGTCAAATTCAACTTTATTCTCGAACCCGACTGCGATGGTGTTTGCTCCTGCTATGACAAGATCAAACTTGTGCAGGGCGTTGTATATTTCATCGGCAATCGCCAACCGTACAAGGTCGGACTGCGTGCGTGTGAATGCGTGAACGTCAACCAATGCAGATGCGCCGTCGCTTGATTTGGTGTCAAACGGCGCAAGGCTTGCTTGATTGAACACGATATAGGGAAATGCGGCATTGTCGCCAGAGTTGACGGATTGAGGCACGCGCGAATAAACGCCAACGACCTTTGATGTAAGCGCAGTGAAGCCCGCAAGCCGCGTGTAGATTGCTTGATGAAGGGCCGCGCTATCCATGTGGCTTTCCGTCTAAGGGATACGAACAGTCTCACGACGTTCTGTTATTTGCAAAGTCTTAGCACGTTTCTGCAAACTTGCAAAGGGTGTTTAATCCAGCGCCATGCCCAGCGCGCGGAGCAGGCGGTTGCGAAACTTAGGCGTCATGTCCTCAACGGCAGGACGCCACACGGGACGGGGTGCCATGCGTGTTGTCCCATACTCAAGATAGGCGGCATAGATCAAAGCGCTGCCAACTGTTACCGATACGGGGCCGACCTGCTCAAACGTGATGCTGTTGGCAAGCCGTCCCGTGTCTGTCGCCGGTGCCTGACCGGGTGCGGATGCTGTATGGGTAACGCCGCGCCGCTGATACGTGCGTCCCGTGGCAGGGCCGCGCTGGATGCGCTTAACGACATCGCCGCGCAACTCAAGGCCGGTCGCTGTCACCGCATCCTCAACAGCCGCCACCATATCCTTAGACGCATTGCGCAACGCCGCCGCCAATTCCTTGCCGCCCTCCAAGGTAATCGTGGTCACACCGCAACCCCAACTTCAGCCGTGATATACAGCCACTTGTCCGCCATTTCCATGTTGTCAATGAATCGAATGTTGTATGCCAGACCGCGCATCACGACACGATCCACCGTTGTTAGGTCCGCGTCATACCGCACAACGACCCTATGTGTGGCCGATGCCTCAACGCGGTCAGAGTGCCACCGCTCGCCCCCTGACATGGACTTGACGTGTCCGCGCGTAGGTGTGGACGAGATTGCCGCCCATGCCTCAGTAAAGCCCCCAGCGCCGTCGCTTGTGCGTGTCAGGCGTTGGAACTCTACAGGCTCCTTTAGCATTCCGGCTTTCATATCGCAGCACTTCATTATGTCGGCTTTCTATATTCTATGCTTAACGTGAGCGTACCCTATCGCGACTATCACGGCATAAGGCAAAACCGCCAATAAAATGTTAGATGTCATAAATGCCGTGCCTATAAAGAACGCGTAGGCAATTATT